GGATATTGGAAGATGGGAGATGGTACTAATGATGAGTACCCTGTTATCTATGACCAAACTAATCCTACACTAAGTGCTGAACTTGTTACTAATGGAGATTTTTCTGATGGTAGCACAGGTTGGGAAAATGCTTTTGGTAGTGAGTGGGTTATAAGTGGTGGAAAAGCTACATTAGCAGTAGGTGCAGATGGTAGTTATTTAAGAACTGTTAGCAATATACTAACATCAGGTAAATCATATAAAGCAATAATAACAACATCAGGTGGTTTAGACTCTAACAATAAAGTAACTATATATGCTACTTCAAATACAGGGCAAAAAGCAGAATCAGATGGTACACATACATTTTATTTTACTGCTGATAATACAAGTTTTAGATTTTTAGGTACTGCAAATGACAGACCAATTTCTATAGATAGTGTATCTGTAAAAGAAATACAAGGCAATCCAGCCGTTATGACTAATATGGTAGAGGGTAATATCACTAACCAATATCCACTAACAAAGATTAGAAACTACTATAGAATGGGAGATGGTATATTAGATGGTTATCCTCTTATTGCAGATCAAACTAATCCTAGTTTAGGAAGTGAGTTAGTTACAAATGGAGATTTCTCTACAGATAGTGATTGGACAAAAAACTCTAATTGGTCAATAGCTAATGGAAAAGCTACAAGTACTGGTAGTGGAAGGATGTATCAAAGTATACCAGAATTAGAAGGAAATGTAGGAACAGTTGTGCAAGTTACTTTTGATATAGTAGAACGTACAAGTGGTGGCGTAGTAATTAATTGTTATGGAGGAGAGTCAAACTTGTTTAATACTGTTGGCACACATTCTTTTACAACTACAACTACAAACAATTTAAATTTATACATTAATAATTCTGGAGCTGGAAATTTAGTAGGCTCAATAGACAACGTATCAGTAAAACAAGTAAATGGTTCTCCAGGAATTATGACAAATATGAGTGCATCAGATATTATAGAGGACACACCGAATGAACCGAATTAAAAAATTAAAATTATGATATATACAACACCAAACACAAGTTTATTGACTGAAGTAGATGCAGAAGGCAATCCTGTATGTGATTTCTCACAAATAGTAGAGGATAGTCCTGCAACTGTAAGAAAGTCATTAGATGGTACATTATTTATTGCTAAATTTATGGGCGAAACTCCATCTTTTTTAGAGGGGTTAGACCAATATACTCACGAGGAGATATTAGCAATAGTAAGAGGTTCTGATTGGACACCTGAACAAGAATAAAATAAATTATGGAAAATATACTAAGTGTAGATTTATCAAGTGAAACAAGTCCTGTCGTACAAGAAGTACGAGGGAGAGAATATATAGAGTATGGTACTGAGCATTGGAAAAACCTTTACCCTCAGTTCTTAATTGATCTTTACTATTCTAGCTCAACCCATTCGGCTATTATAAACACAACTTCTGAGATGATTGCAGGAGAGGACATTATAGTAGATGAGAACGAAAACCTAGAACAATTTGTTAAACTTAAAAAATTCTTTGCTGAAGCTAATGGTAAAGAAACACTACACGAAGTAATTAAAAAGATTTCATTTGACTTTAAGCTACAGGGTGCATTTGCTTTACATATTATTTGGAATAAAGCTAAGACAGAAATTGCTGAGATACACCATGTACCTGTAGAGAGAGTAAGAGCAGCAAAACCTAATGCTATGGGTAAAGTAGATTGCTACTATGTTTGTGCAGATTGGAGTAACACAAGAACTAACAAACCTATGAAGTTAGCTGCTTTTAATACTAAGGATAGAACTAATCCTAGTCAGTTATTATATACAGGTTTATATAGTCCTAATATGGACATCTATCATACTCCTGATTACTTAGCTGCAAACAACTGGGCATTAGTAGATCAGAGAGTTGCTGAGTTTCATTTGAATAACATAAGTAACGGATTTTCAGGCAGTTACATGATTTCTTTTGCTAATGGAGTACCTACACAAGAGGAGAGATTTCAAATTGAGCAAAGTTTAGCAGCAAAGTTTACAGGTGCTAGTAATTCAGGAAAGTTTGTACTTACGTTCTCAGATGATAAAACTAGAACTCCTGAAATAACACCAATTACTGTAAGCAACGCAGACAAGCAATATCTTGCGTTACAAGAACTTTTAGTACAAAACATACTTACAGGTCATAGAGTTACTTCTCCTATGCTTATGGGTATTAAAAACGACACAGGGCTAGGTTCTAATGTTGATGAAATGAATGCAGCTTTTGAAATATATTTAAATACTGTAGTTATACCTTTTCAAAAACACATAATAAAAACACTATCTAAAATATTTGAAGTTAATGGTATTAATATACCTTTCTCGTTTGTACAAGCTAAACCTATTACATCTAAATTTACTATAGAGGATATGAAGGAAGTAATGACTGAAGATGAGATAAGAGAAGAACTAGGTCTAAAACCTTTGAATGATGAAGAACTAACGGCAGAAGATGAAGATAGATATAGCTTAAAGAAAGTAGGCACTATGGTTACTGATGGTAAAGAGTTACCTTTATTTGATAGTATAGAAGAAGCTGAAGCAGAAGCAGAAAGGTTAGGTTGTAGTGGACATCATATACATACGCAAGATGGTAACGAGTATTATATGCCTTGTGAAAACCACGATCAATTAATAGATTTAAAAGATTGTGATTGTAAAAATGCTTTAGACAAAGAATGTGATTGTGGTAAGAAAGATGGTAAATGCGACAAGAGTTGTTATGGAGATGAAGATATGATAACACCAAACCCTTGTCAATCAGGATATGAACCTATAGGACATAAAATAAAAGATGGCAGGAAAGTTCCTAATTGTGTACCTATAAAAGCTAAAACTGAGTTAGATGCTTTCTTAGAAACTGTAGAGGATATACCTGAAGGTTGGGAACTAATAGATGAAGAAGTTGTAGATGGAGAACACGCAGATTTTGACTTTGAAGAAGAACTAAATCAAATAGCTACTGAGAAAATTGAATTAAGTACAGGGAGAGCAATACCAAACAGAAAATCTGAACAAGATGGTATATCTAAAAAAACATACGATTACTATAGAGTTAGATATGTTTATGCAGAAGATAATTTTTTAAGTAGAAAGTCAAATAAAAAAAGAAAATTTTGTACGCAAATGATGGGTGCAAAAAAACTTTATCGTAAAGAGGATATAGCTAGAATGTCTACTAAAAAAGTTAATCCAGGTTGGGGTAAGGGTGGTGCAGATACTTATGATATATTTTTATATAAGGGTGGTGGTAATTGTCATCACTTTTGGCTAAGACAAATATACAGAACAGAACTAGGTATATCTAAAACTACTAAAATAGAAGATGCAGATTTAGTAGGATATACTAAAGCTAGATCAGAAGGTTTTACTGCTAAGAAAAATGACAAGAGAGTAGCAATAGCACCTAAGAGAATGAAAAATAACGGATTTGTAAAAAAGAGATAATATGGCATACGTACTATTCATATCACAAGATAAATTAGTTGATTCAACTTCTTTAAGTTTAAACGTTGATCCTGAGTTTCTACTACCTTTTATAAAACAGGCACAGAAACTTTATGTAGAAACTAAGTTAGGTACAGACCTAAATCAAAAACTTAAAGACCTTATAATTGCAGGTACTATAAATGATCCTGCTAATGCAAACTACAAAACATTATTAGATACATATATAGGAGATATGCTACCTAACTTTGCGTTATATCACGCAATACCTTTTTTACGTTTTAAGATAGAGAACGGAAACATATACTCTAAGACATCAGAAAATGGAGTAGCTTTAACTACAGAAGAAGCACAACATCTTAGAAGTGAAGTATTAAATACAGGAGAGTATTATATGGAACGTATGATAGAATATATTAAGAACAACATTAGCTTGTTTCCTGAATACAATACAAACTCAGGTGCAGATGTATCTCCTGATAGCAACGCATACTATGCAGGAATGAATTTAGAAAGACCTAAAATGCAGGGAGATAGAATAACACTTAGAGATTTTTTAACACCTGATCTTACATAATGAAGAAAAGATATAAAGTAAAAGAAGTAAATAAGATTAAATTAAAAACATATTTGACAAATGCCAATACAAAAAACAGTACAGGACACACTAGAAGTAGCAGCAGTAAACGGAACAGTCCTAAGTGTAACAACATTTTCTAATTTAGAACTAGCACTAAAGATTATACTGCTAGTAATTTCTATTGCGTACACGATAGATAAATGGTATAATCAAAAAAAGAAGAATGCCAAAAAAAATTAAATCTTATACAATTATTAAAAAAACTCCTACTAAACGTAAAGGAGTACATTCTAAAAATGCTTCCAAAGGTCAAGTTGGTTTCAAGAAAAAAAGTAGAGGGCAAGGTTAATCTTGTTCTTGAGAGAGAAATATTTACAGATAATTCTATAATAGGTAGATTGTATCTGAACAAAGAATATGTATGTGATACCTTAGAAAACCCATACATAAACAATGAACGCAATATAAGTTGTATACCTGAAGGTAAATACAATGTAAGGATGCGTACACCAAGAGAGAGTGCTACAAGAGATTATTTACATCTTTTAGTACAGGAAGTACCTGATAGAAGTTATATCCTATTTCACAAAGGTAATAAACCTGAGCATACACAAGGTTGTATTCTAGTAGGAATGAACAATGAACAGGACTATGTTAGTAAGTCAAGTTATGCTATGGACTTTTTGATGAGAAGAATACTTAATTTAGGTGGCGAGAATATTAAATTATTAATAAAAAATAAATAAAATGAAAGAATATTTAATAATGACTATGTTAAAATCAAAGAAAGTATGGTACACAATAGCAGCTATGGTTGTACCTTTTATCGCAAGATCATTAGGTGTAGATGAAGTTCACGTTAGCGAAATATTTTGGGCTTTATTAGCACTACTAGGAGTTACAGGTTTACAGGACTTCGGTAAAGATGCGAAGTAATAGATACAGATTAAAACCACACGAGGTTGTGGCTTTACAAAAAATGAGGGAAGCTGACACTAGAAACATTCTAGTTGTTGGCGACCTTCATATCCCTTTTGAATTAGATGGGTATTTTGATTTTTGCTTAGAACAATATGAAACTTATAATTGTAACCATGTAATTTTTATAGGAGATATTTTAGACAATCATGCTTTTTCATATCATGAAGCTGATCCTGATGGTTTATCGGCAGGTAAAGAATTAGAATTATCTATAGAAAAAGTTAAGAAGTGGCATGATGCTTTTCCTAATGCAGATGTATGTATTGGAAACCATGATCGTTTAGCAGCAAGAAAAAGTTTTACAGGTGGTATACCTAAAGCATGGATTAAAACATATAATGAAGTATTAAAAACTCCTACTTGGAATTGGGTAGAAAGTATAGTATATGATGATGTACTTTTTGAACATGGAGAAGGGGGTCAAGCAAAAACAAAAGCAAAGAATAACCTAATGTCAAGTGTGTGTGGGCATACACATACTGAAGCATATACAATATGGTTTGTTGGAAAACGATATAGAGTGTTTGCAAGTCAGACAGGTTGTGGTGTAGATAGTTCAAGTTATGCAGCAAATTATGCTAAAAACTTTAAGAAACAAGCAATAGGTTGCTTAGTTGTGCTAAACAATGGTACACTACCTATTAACCTCTTAATGCCTTTATAATCAATAACTTATATATATTAACATTATAATTGTTAATAACTTATTTAATTACTTTGTTAATTAGCAAGTTAATTATTTATATATTTGTACCATAAAATAAAAATTATGAAAACAAACTATAAAGTAATTAACAGACAAACAAGAAACGAATATATACTTAATGCTAAAGAAGTTGTAGAGTTTTTTAAACATCAACACATTAGAGATTATGCCGTTTCTGTAGTATCTAACTCAACATATACATTTTTAAAAACATTAGCTACTAGCATTTTTGCAGTAGCTTTTGTTGTATGTATGACTAAAGTTATTATGCAATGGATATAAATTACGAAGATTGGTTAAAAGGAACTTACGAGCATTGTATTGATCCTACATTAAATATATACGTTGATGAAGATACAAGATGTGTTATATGTGGAGATTATGATGAGTGTGGTTGTGAAAAAGAATGGAGTAATAAAAGTAACTGCTGCGAAGCAAAGATGGACACAGATTTAAAAATCTGTAGTAAATGTGGAGAGCATTGTGAAAGTGCTTGGGAATATGATAATAATTTAATAAATAAATAAATATGAAAAATAGTAAAGTAGTAAACGTACAAGGTTCAGGGATGTTTAAAGAACTATATGTATTTGAAGTAGAATTAGATAACGGAGATGTAGGTAAAATATATCGTAAGTCAAATGATTCTAAATTGTCTAATGGTCAAGATATTTCTTACACCATAAACGACAAAGGAAGTATTAAGATTGTAACAGATTATCAAAAGAATAATCAAAGTCAATCAAGTCCTAAACAAGATGATGTACAGAAACTTATTGTAAAGCAATCAAGTTTAAAAGCTGCCGTTGATTATGATAATAAATGTACACCTGAAGATGTACTTAAAAATGCACAAATGTTTTATGAATGGGTATGGGGATTAACTCCTACACAAAGTAAAATAAATAAAGTAGCTGAAAAGATTGATTCAGATTTACCATTTTAATATGACAGATAGAGAACAATTTGAACTAATTTGCGACCTTACTACAGAGATGGTAGGGTTGCAACAAGGTTCTTTAGCTTTTAATACTAGAAAGCAAGAAGTGCTAATACCTAGAATGGTAGCATCAGTAATAGGTATAATAGCTAAAGATATTCACGTTACTGTTATAGCAGATATAATTAAAAAGGATCGTACTTCTGTATTGCATTACAAGAACTCACATAAATCTAATTATGCTAGTTTTCCTTATTATAGAAATATATTTAATAAAGTATATAATGCTTATACTGAATCTGAAAAGATTAAAGTAGTTTTTCCTAATAGACACGAACTATGTAAATGTTTAATAGATGCAGGTATTAAGATTTCTGCTAAACCACAAGTTAAAATTAAGATAACAAGTGGTAAGGCAAAATATATGTTACCAACTACCTATTTGGAATTTTCAAATAATATTAATATAATTAAACACGCATTTAGAGAAGTTGATTACTCTACAGAAATTATAACATTATGAACGAAAAACCAAGCTACTACGCAATAATACCTGCAAACGTAAGGTACTCTGATCTAAAACCTAATGCTAAATTATTATACGGAGAGATAACTGCATTAAGTAATAAGCACGGCTTTTGCTTTGCTTCTAACAATTACTTTGCTGAATTATATAACGTAAATAAAAATACTATAAGTTCTTGGATTTCAGAACTTAATAAAAAAGGTTTTATAACAGTTAAGATAGAAAGAGATTTAAGGAACGTAATCACGAAAAGATGTATAGGTATACTGCAAAATGCGAAACACCCTATACCGAAAATCACGGAGTATAATAATACAAGTTTTAATACTACAAGTAATAATATATCTAAGAGGGAAGGTTTTGTTAATCACGTTATGTTTTTTGATTACCCAAAACAAATGAAACAAGAGTTTATAGATTATTGGACAGAAAAAAGTTCTGATAGAGTTAATGCTAAAATGAGATATGAAAAACAAGCTACGTTTGATGTTAAGTTGCGACTTTCACGTTGGGCAAAAAATTCTGCAAAATGGGAAAGTAAAAAGACAGGAACTTCTAAATTAGATGCACAGATAGATGAATGGCAAAAAGCAAAGAACTTATTATGATAAAAGAATACAAACAGATAATCTACTTAGAAAAGTTATATAAAAAAAATACTATAGATTTGGATAACTATTTTAAGTATAGTGGAAAGTTAGAGATAGGTAAAAAATTTAAAGAACCTAAAGATGATTATGTATATGTACATAGGAGATTGATAAAAAATGATATGTCTAAATATAAATTTAAAAAATGAAAACATTAGAAAACGAAAACTTAAAAGAACTAACAGAAAAAACATTAGACCTAATTGCTAAGACATCAGTAGAGTTAGGACATAGAGCAGATGCAAAAACTATGGCATCACTTGCAAAAATATTAGCTGAAGATTTACAAAGAGAGAATAGATTTAGAAGAATGTATTTTAATCAGATACAAGATGCTTTTTATCAAGGAGTAAGGTTTTGCAACTTTGATCCTTTTCTTAATATAAGAACTTTTTATCGTTGGATAATAGAACACAAGAAAAGAATATCTGATGCTATTTATAGAACAGAAACATTAAATCAAAAGAACGTAGAATTTTATCAACCACAATTAAAACAAATAAAATGATAGATTTTTTAAGACACTTGACAGGATTATGTGGAGAACCACATCCTAGTTTATTATCATTATTATTAGGCACACCTTTTTTTAGTTATATTTTATATAGAATTAAAAAGAAAACTAAATGAAAATATTAGAATTATTTGCAGGTAGTAGAAGTTTTAGTAAAGTAGCTGAAGAATATGGACACGAAACATTTTGTGTTGATATAAAACCTTTTGACAATATAGATTATGTTACTGACATATTAGATTTTGATTGTTCTAAAATACCTTTTAAACCTGATGTAATATGGGCTAGTCCACCTTGTACATATTTTAGTGTAGCAAGTATAGGACACCATTGGCATCAAGATCATACACCAAAAACAGAACAAGCTATATTAGGAGTTAAGATAGTAAATAAAACAATAGATATTATAGAGATGTTCCAACCTGACTTTTTTTTTGTAGAAAACCCTAGAGGAAAATTAAGAAAGTTAGGTTTATTTAAAGGAATAGCTGAAAGGGCTACAGTTACATATTGTCAATATGGAGATACAAGAATGAAACCTACAGATATATGGACTAATTATTTGTATAGTGTTTTTAATCCTAATGGTTGGAAACCTAGACCAATATGTAAAAATGGAGATAGTTGCCACGTTTCTGCACCAAGAGGTTCACAAACAGGAACGCAAGGACTTAAAGGAAACTATCTAAGAAGTATGATACCAAAACAATTATGTGAAGAAATAATTAAATCAATTACATTATGAAAACAATAACTATAACACAAGATGAAATTAAAACTGCAACTGATGCAATTAAATGGCATCTTAAAAACTATGGTCATATAACAAGTTGGGAAGCTATAAAAGAATATGGTGCTACAAGATTAGCAGATATTATATATAAATTAAAAAAGCAGGGCTATACTATACATACTACTGAAATAGCAAAAACTACTAGATTTGGTAGGAAAACAACTATAGCTAAATATCTATACTTTAAACCAAAACCACAATACGAGCAAAAATTAATATGGGGGTAAAGAAACCTGTAAGTAAACTTAAAAAAGAATTAGATAGTTGGTTCTCTAAATACATTAGATTAAGAGATGCTACAGATATGGGAGTTGCACAATGTTTTACCTGTGGTAAAATAGATCATTACAAGAAACTACAGAACGGACACTTTCAATCTCGTAGGCATCACAACACGAGATGGGATGAAAAGAACTGTCAAGTACAATGCGTAAAGTGTAATATGTTCGGACAAGGAGAGCAGTATAAGTTTGGAATGTATTTAGATGCTAAGTATGGATTAGGTACTGCTGAAGAATTAGAATATTTGTCAAAGGTAAATATCAAAATGACTAGGATAGATTATGTAGAAAAGATAAGTTATTACAAAGACCTTGTTAATAAAATAAAAAAGGAAAAGAATATAGAGTAATTAATTTTCTATATTTGGGTATGGAGAAACCAATATTTGCAAACACTACACATCAAATAGTTGTAAACGATTATTTAAACCTGATGTTATCATTTGTAAAAGAGATTTCTTCAGAAACAAAATATAATAATTTTAAAGAAGTATTACAGGTTATTATAGAATATCATAATAGTTATGGTAAAGATGTAAATCAAGGTAATTGGGATGATTGGCTAACACTTATACCTTCACATACTTCAATAATGGTTAACGGATATTTTGCAGGAATACAAACAAAAAGAAATTTAGAAGCTATAAGAGCATACAAGCTATTACTAGACAATGCTTTAGAAATGGTTGTAAGAGATTTAAGAGATATAAAAAATAATAATGAATAAAATATATCAAGCAGTAGCAGATTGTAGAGAAACATTTGTAGAAATGTCATACACCTACTCGCAAGATATAAACGAAATAGAAGAATGTGTACAAGAATGTCTTATGTATTTTTTGCAAATGAATCCTCAAGTTCTTAAAGATATATATAATAAAGATGGACAGAAAGGATTAATAAGATATGGTGCAGTAGTATTAAGAAGAAGTTTTACATCAGTAAGAAGTCCTTACTATTATAAGTACAAGAAATACTATACTAACTTAGATGCACAAGCTAGTAGTATAACATACGACATTACAGAAACAGGAGAAATGTCAAACGAGAAACACCTATACAATATACCTAATCCTGAAGAATACCAACAATGGCAAAAGCTAGAACAAATAGACAAATTATTAGAGAACGTATATTGGTATGATCGTGATGTATTCAAGTTGTACTACTACGAAGGTAACACATTAACAGGACTAGCAAAGAAAACAGGTATAAGTAGAAATAGCTTGTTTACGACTATAGACAAAGTAAGAGAATATTTAAAAGAAAAATTAGATGATTAATATAACTAACGAAGATAACATGGAGTTAATGTTAAGATATGAGGATAATTACTTTGACTTAGCAATAGTTGATCCTCCTTATGGAATTAAAGAAAGTGGTGGCAAATTTAGAACAAAAAAAAACAGACCATCTTATGAAAAGTCAAAAAATATTCAAAAGCATAAAAAAAAAAACTGGGATAACAAAATACCAAAAAAAGAATATTTTAATCAATTAAAAAGAATTAGTAAAAATCAAATAATTTTTGGAGGCAATTATTTTATTGAAAATATACCAAAAGCAAATAGTAGTTGTTGGATAGTATGGGATAAAAATATTGGTGGAGATTTTGCAGATTGTGAATTAGCTTGGACATCTTTTAAAAGTTCAGTAAGAAAATTTTTTGGACATCCTTTTATGGGAACTAATGGTGGTAAATTAAGAATCCATCCAACACAAAAACCTGTAAAACTTTATGAATGGCTATTAATGAACTATGCAAAAGAAGGTGATAAAATATTAGATACTCATCTTGGCTCTGGAAGTATTGCAATAGCTTGTCATAACTTAGGTTTTGATTTAACTGCTTGTGAATTAGACAAAGAATATTATGATGCAGCTATAAAAAGATTAAATGAACATTCTGCACAATTAAGAATAATATGAGTAATTTTTTTGTTAAGGATGAGGTGTATCAAGAACGTATAGCATTATGTAGGGAATGTGTATATTACTTTAAACCTACAGGTACTTGTAAGGTGTGCTTATGTTTTATGAAAGTAAAAGCTAGGATAGGAGTAATGGAATGTCCTCAAAAGTATTGGAGTAAGACAACAGAAGTAGAAAGACCTGATGATATACCTGAAGAACTAATAGAAGAATGTCTTTTAATTTGGGAAGATATAAAGACAGGAGTAGCAAAGAATGTAACAGTAAAAAAGAAAATGGTAGAGTTATACAACACAATATATGGTACTAGGTACAAACCTACTAGTAATTGTGGTACTTGTTTAAACAACTGTTTTCAAGGAATTAAACAAATAAAAGAAAAATATGGATAAAAAAATACCAAATTATTATATAGGAAAAAATTATAAATACGAAGCTAGAAAAGTAATATCTGATTGGGAATTAAATTGGAATATTGGTAATGCAGTAACGTATTTATTACGAGCAAATTTTAAACACCATAGACCTGATGATTGTATAAAGAAAGCTATACATCATTTAGAATTTGAATTAGAGGAGTTAGAAGCAAAGAGAAAAAAGAATATAAGATTAAATCATATTTAAAATGTTAAACTATGTATGTAACGTTTGTGGTAACACAAGACAACTATCAAAAGCAACATTAGAAGTAATAGATGGTAAAGTAAGAACAAGAGAAGCACAATGCGAATGTGGCGAGTATATGCAAGAAGAATCTAAAGAGTTTGGGGGTTTTCCAAATATAAGAAGAACAGAACCATCACTAAGTAAAAGAAAAGATAGAATGTGGAAAGAAACTAAAGAGAAGTTTACAAGCTAATGAAATTTGTAATTCACGATAAAAAAGATAAGATGCAATTAGTAAACTATTTAAAAGATATGGAAAGTCCTTACACAGTAGAGGTTAAGAAACACAGAAACACAAGATCAAACGTACAGAACAATTACTATTGGAAATGTATAGTGCAAGTATTAGCTGAAGAACTGGGTTACTTTAATGATGAGATGCACGACATACTAAGGGCTAAGTTTTTAAACGAGTGGGAAATGGTAGAGATAAACAATAAGAAGATAGGACTAAACAAGATAGTAAGTACAACATCTCTAAACACAAAAGCATTTGAAGTATATGCAGAACAAATAAGAATATGGGCATTGTCTGATCTAGGGATAAGATTAATGCTACCAAACGAATACCAATAATTTCTATTATATAATAGGATTGATTAATCAATTTATTTCAATTATGGACAAAAGAATAAACAATGGTGGTAAAAGAGAAGGTGCAGGGCGTAAAAGCAAGTCAGAAGAACAAAAGTTAATAGAGAACCTAACACCTATGAACCCTGATGCTCTAAAGTCATTAGAGATAGGTTTAAAGAATAAAGAACAATGGGCAGTAAAGTTATTCTTTGAATACTTTTATGGTCGCCCTCAACAAAGAGTTGATGTAACGAGTAATAGCGAAACATTAAACATACCAATAATAAACTTCGTTGAATCCGAAACTGAATAAAAAGTATAGTGCATTATTTTCATCTGACTGTAGGTATTATATAATTACAGGTGGTAGAGGATCAGGTAAGTCCTATGCAGTTACAGTATTCTTAACACTACTTACTATGTCGCAAGGTGTAAGAGTATTGTTTACAAGATATACTATGG